TATTTATACTTTCATCTGAAGATTGTTCTCCCTGACGAAATAAATCTAAACTTGGATCAACCGCCTCGGCCTGCAAAGCTCCTTGAACACCAGCTCTATATAAATCACCAAAAAAATCTGTAACTTGATTTTTACCAAATGTTCTTTCTATAGCTGTATCTTTTTCAGCTGAAGGTAAATCCGAAGAAACGGTTTCCGAAACTAATTCCGTATCTGCGTTTACGGGTGCTACAGTTTCCTCCACAACCGCACCCGGTGCTGTGGGATCTGTCTTTCCCAATTCTTGGGATTCATAATATTTTATAACAGCTGCAATATTTTCTTCAGATTCACCTGCATCAATCATGCGCTGAACAATAGCTTCTATTTCATTCATATTAAACTATTTTATTTTGTTGTATATTTTTGCAATAAATCAGCTGCATTCATTTCATCTTGAGTTGGTGGCTTAAATTGATAACCTATATCTTTAGCCTCGCCCGGTTTCGCACCACTTAGTTTTAAAACTTTATTTATAAATTCTTGTGCACTAATTGACTTTTTAAATTCTATAGCCTTAGTATCTGGAGTACCAGCTAATTTTATTTTAATTGCATCTGTAACTTTTTCATTATCATCAGGCCCTATAAATTCCACAGTTTCTAAGCCTATTCTATCTAAAGCTTCTTCAACTTGAGGATTAATTACATCAGTTCCGTCTTCATTTATAATAAGTTCTACATCTCCTGTAAATACTCCAGCATTATTCATACTAATACCTAAGCTAGGAGACGCTTCCTGTATATTTTCATATACTGTAGTTATAGTTTCTTTTCGAGTTTTTTCTTTTCTTGTATCTGCAGTTTCTTTTTGAGGAGTAGGAGGGGTTATTTTAGTCATCTTTCCAACACTAACTAATTTACCATCAAAATTATCAAACGCATCTTGTTCTTTAAGACTTTGAACTAATAGATTTTGATAAGCAGCTGCAATATCTTCATCAGTCGCAGTTAATGCGTCTGATCTATTTTCGCCTAACTGATTAGCCCAAACATCTTCTTTTTGTTGTGCTGTCATAGCATTATATGCGGCAACTTGTCCTACTAATGTTGAAGACGAAGCCTTCACTATAGCATCTACGTCTACAGTTTCATAAAATTGATTAAAAGAACCAGCGTCTGTTTTTATAATTCTAGATTTAGGATCACTTAAAAATTCTTTTTTAATGTTGCCTTTATTTGTAAGTATTTGTTTATCAACGTCTTTTAAAAACTCAACATCAGTTGCTGGTATATCATATATTAATGAATTTCCAGATTGAAGATATTTTGCTGAATTTAAAGTTCTAATTTCCGAACCATCTTTTCTATATGCAGTTAAATCTATACTACCATCCTCTAGTTGATTCATTTTTATGGTTCCACTATCAGACATAGCACTTATATTTTGCATAAATTCCTGATTAATAATAGCATCTGCGCCAGTAGCTGCAATACCTTTTGTAATACCAATTTCTTGTGCATTATTTATAGATATGTATTCTCCTATATCTCCTTGTAGAGCTTTAACATAAGCTTCAGCATTAATTAGTGTTGAATAAGAATCTTGTAATAATTTATTATAGTACGCTCTATTTTGAGGATTTGTTTCAGTAAGCAATGCTATTTTAGCATCACCATACTGTTTTATAGCATTATCAGCAATAGGCTTTAATTGACTAGATAATTGATAATCTCTAGTTTTTTGTGTAAAATTAGCAGACATTTTAGCTTTTTCAAAATCTACTTGATTATATAAATTTTGTTGCTTTTTTAATTCAGCCTCTTGTTCTTTACGAATTTTTTCTTGTTTTAAAGCATATGCATCAATACCTTTTGAAATATTTTTTCCAAATTGTGCAATTCCTGCTCCATATATTTCTCCTACTTTTGCAGGCTGTACTATTTGTGGATTCCTATAACTCATAATTTATTGTTTAACTGATCCGTCTGGATTTAAGGTTTGTTGATTTGAGTTTGTAGCATTAGCTTGCATATATGATCCAGCTATATTACCTAAAGCATTAATACCACCACTTATCGCTGCCGCTTTACCTGCTTGAGCCGCGTTTAAATCAACAGAAGCTTGTGTGCTTAACCCTGATAATCTATCCAGCTGTGCCATTTCTCTATTTTCTTTAGCCCCAAACATATATTGTTGTCCAGCTATGTCTGCTTGTTGTAGTCGTTGAGCTTCACTGATTTGTAATCCTTGCATTCTTTGTGCTTCACTAAATTTAACTGCTTGCAATTGTGCTTCTCCTTGAGCTTTAAGTCTTTCATTAGCAACCTCTTGTTTTTCAATATCTGCAGAAACTTGTTTTTTACTTTGTAAAGCTGCTTGTGCTAAAGCTGTAGCCCCACCCGCACTTGCTCCTGTAGCTCTTAAAGTATCTAGTGTATTTGCTAAAGCTAAATCAGACTGTTCAATTTGTATTTCTGCAGCACCAGTTGCAACACCTAAATCGCCATAAGGATTAGACATTATGCCACTAAGATCGCTAGCCATTGAACTAATATCTTTTACATTAGCATAAGGGTTTACAATAGGTTGTCTCGCATTTTCTAATGCAGTAATTTTTGCGTTGGTTCTCTTTTTTTCATCTTGAGCCTCTTTCCTTCGCTTATTAGCAGAACCAACACCTATTGCGGTTCCTCCAATAGTTGCTACTGCACTTATTATTGCTGCTGCTATCATTGCCATAATTAACTTGTTTTAAATTTAAACTCTTCATAATTAAATGAAACTAGTATATTTTCTAATTTTTTTATATCTTTAATATTATTAGGGTTTTTGTGTATAGTAACAAAAACAGAATCTGCATGTGCATATATTATTCTTTGTTCCCCCGCTTTAGAAGTTTTATAATATGGAGCACGATGCTTAGTTATTTCAGTATCTTTATCATTAATAGCAGGCTGATCAAGAGTTTTGATAGACACAGTGCCATTCATTAAAAACCAAGCATGATCATAATTATGTATCATTCCCATAACTATTTGTCCTGCTTTCATTTTCATTTCTCTTAAATATATTTGATCAGTAAATTTATGAGAAACAGGTATAGCATCGTTTTTTACTATTTTACCATTATTATGTATTAAACTTGTATCGTTTTTTAATTTTACAATTTCCATTAATAAGATGATTCTATGTAATCCGAAGATACAGCAAATAATTCTTTTGCGCCCCCTGGATCAGTAACAGAATCAGTAGATACTTTAACTGTTGCAAAATAACCTTTAATACCTGTAACAGCATTACCAAATATTACTTCTCCAGCCGCGGCTACACTGTTGTTTACTAAATTAGCTTTGTATTTGTTTTCCATACGTACAAATCCAGCATAGTTAATTGGTGGAGTTAATACAGCAGGAAATTGGTTACCGTAATTATCATAAGCGCCTTCATTATAACTATATACCTTTGTAGTTACATCTTGATTTACAGCAGATACAGCTATAGGATTACCAACTTTTTGTAAATCTGATTTAAAACTATCAACTTGCCATCCATTATCTCCTTCATAATTAACTGTTTTAAAGACCTTTGATAAGCTAACTTGAGGATTAAATACAAACTCTATAGAAGATGCGCTTGTGGCACCATAAAACGTCCCGTGGCTTACATCGGGGCTATAATGAACATATAGCGCAGCATCATTAAAAGTATAAAAATTATTTTTTAAACTTGTTCCTAATGTTGGCTTATAAGTATAAAAACTTTCCCAACCCTTTACATCTTCATTAAATGATAATGTATGATATGTAGGATTAGGAGCAGGAGCTCTATTCATATCTGGCTGTAATGATAATACATATTGTTTATTGTAAATATCCCACATACCCATTGCTTTGCCATTTGTAGTTGTACTGTTTAATGAACTTAAATTATCTCTAAAAAAGTCATACATTCCATATTTAGATATTTCAGATATACCATCAACTGATAATCTTAATACCGCGTTTCTTTCTTTATCCGTAAAATATTTTCTATAACCGTATACCGCAAAGCTTTCTGGATTTTTACTTATACCAAAGTTTCCAGCAAAAGCTTGTATTTGACCAATTACATTAGGTCCAGTAGTTACAGTAGCATTTCCTTCAGCTGAATAAATTGCATCTTTATCAATTAAAGCTCTATTAACTTTATTTTCTTGAAATATTATAAGATTTGTATCTTCCGCATATAATTTTTGTATTGAACCATTAGCAGGATCAACGGACTTAGTAATATCTTCACCAACTGAAAATACATTAGTATCATTAATACCTGTTCTTGAATTAAATACTCCTGAATATATTAATGAATTTTGTTTATGTATAGCATTAGGTTCAGATTCAACTAAATAAGCGCGCACACCATAATCTACATTAGTATTATTATAACCACCACGTATTCTAGCTTCTTCTACAAACCATGATTTTTGTTGATTTGCAGTTGCATCTTGTGGAATAGCTTTAGAAGAACCATTAATACCATTCCAAATAACATTATCGCCGCTTGCATCTACAACTTTTCTTAATATAAAGCTGTTGAAATATTTAACTTCTACTACTGCTGCCATATTTTATTATTACTTATTTATTATATTTATTACTGCCCTGTTTCTGATGGTGTTGCAGTTCTAGTTAATTTTTCTCCAGTACTATTAAATTGAGCCGCCCATCTTCTATCTTGATCAGTATAAGCAAAGTTATTTGTAATTTGTTGGCCTTTACCTTTTACCCATGAATTCCACGTCCCATCTCTACCTGTTTTGGTATTATTAAATGCGGGAGTATAAGTATGCCATTTGCCAGAGGATTGACTAGTTGGTGTCCATTTTGTTGATAATGCTGAATCTGTATAAAATTGAGTTACATATTTACAATGCCACTCTTTCGCAAAAACTGAAACAGACGGAGTTGAATTTTTTAATGAATTAACACTTGCACTATCGCCACTTGACGAAACTTTATATTCAAAAAATGTTGGGGACGAGGAGGAGCAAGTAGGATAATCTTTAGGATAATAAAAATCTCCGTATTTTATTGTTATTTTATAACGATTACCATTATAAAAAACAGATGTTGTTTCAGGGCATCTAACACTAGTTAATATTGGATTTAAATTATTTAAATTTATAGTAACTATTCCTTGAGAATTATTTCCAATGCTATGCCCATTATAATATTGTGCTTGTCCCCAAGGATAACCTATTATAAGTCTGTAATCACCAAACTTATCTGCTTCTTGTTTATATCCTTGATCTTTACCAATTGCAAAAGTCCTATTAGCTTTGCCAAATAATGATTCATAATTACCATTAGCCCCATAATATTGCGTCATAACAGACATTACATCTTGAACACTTATTTGTGGAAAATTATTTCCTAAAACTGGATCTGCACTCGTAGCTTGATTTATAACACCTTCTTTATTTATTGTATTAAAACTTGTATCAGATGAAAATATATTAAATCCAGAGCCAACAGAGCTAGCTTCATAATTTACTTCTTGTGCACCACCAAAAAATATTTGTTTATTTTCTATATCCGTTGCTCTTACCCAAGGGCTTGCCGCATTTGGTCTATATTGTAAAAAACAAGGCCAAGTTACATAAGGACCTTGTGCCCAGTTTGTTCCTGGGTTTGAACCTCCACCTGTAAACTGATTTCCTAAATTAGGGACTGAATATTGTTGTAATTCAAAATCAATACTTATATATGCTGTGCCTTGTGTTAAGTTACTTGCTGATTGATTACTATTATAAATAATATTATTGTTTTTATTAGTTATAGTAGGAGCTTGATCTTGTACAGCTTTACAATTACTATCTGCTACAGTAACAGCCGCTTCTGTTGGAGATGCTAAATTATCGTTTAATTGCAACGCGGTTATAGGTTGTCTTAAATTATCTATAATGGAATTTTGTTGAGCTGCATTAGTCACATCTGATACCCAATAAAAACCTTGACTTATTGCTCCTAACCCTCCTGTTATGGTTTTGCAATCAGCAAAAGCTCCATTAGCAGGTTCAGCACCAACAGTTGTATTTATAAGACAAGTTGTGCTTAGCGCGCCATTAGCTGATCCTCCGTCTGCATCTGTTAATGTAACCGTACCGGAAAAAGATCCTGTAGCAGTTCCTGTTAAATCTTGCAATACACCAGTAGATGAATTAATTGTAATTGGTGATGTAGGATCACCATTAATTAAACTCCACACTAAACCTTGACTTGTATAACTTCCTCCAGTATTTGAGCCATTATTTCCTGTAAATGTAAATATGTCTTGTGTTCCTGGAACAACTGCTATAGTTGACGGACAATTAGTTATTTGAGGTGAAGCATTTATTAGACTAGCTTGGTAATCTATTAATGTAGAGGCGCCTGTAGCTAAGTCCTGAACATTGAAATTAAATGTAAAATTGTTTTGATTAGGGTCAGAATTAAAAAAGAAATAAGCCGATGTTTGCAGTGCATACGAATCATATGCATATGTTGCTCCGTTTGGCGTTGGAGTTCCGCCTGCTGTTTTAATTATAATTATACCTGTCCTATTAGCGCCTGTTCCGTCTACTATAGTATTTATATTAACTTGAGAAAGGGGTATAGGATTATCAGTTAAATCTAATGGCCAAAAATCATTTGTAATAACTGAATTTATTCCATTTGCTTCAGATTGAGTATAAGTAATAGGACTAAAGCCTGTTGGATTTTGGTTACCGGTATTAATTGCTAAATTTAAATCAGATATAAGACCTGTTGTTGAAGTTTCCCAATAAATATCTAATAATGATAAAGTAGGGCTTGTTTCATATATACCTAATAAAATATTGTAATTACCAGAAGCATGTATATCAGCACCTATAGGATTTGTAGAATCACCCTGTGTTGATCTTGCTAATAAAGGATTTGATTTAGATTGATAAATATCAGAGTAATCTGTTGTTGTGCCTAATATATCATTTTGTTCTCCAATAGTAGATACCGTATCTGATGATTGACCAGGATAATATTGTTCATTAAAACCAGGAATGCTAGTTGAAGCATCTGGCGTAACTCTTCCAAACAATTGTACAGAACTTCTAAATTGTTTTTGTTCTGGCCCCACTTCGCTTAAATCACGTGGTACTTTATTTATATTATCATTTAAAAGAGTTATATAAGAAACTGTATCTTTAGGATCATCTAGTAATCCCCCAGGATCTTGATTTAAAATACCAGGTAAATAAACATTATAATAATCTTGTTCTGTTTGTTTTACAACAATTTTATACGAATACCAGCCAAGCGGATTATAACTAGCTGATCCCGTATTTCCATTATATAATCCTGCTCCGCCACCTGTAATTTCACTTGTAAATAAAATTTTTAATGAATCACCAGGCCAAGTAGCTGGTAAATTATTAGCTGTTGTTTTATAAGGATGATAATATGTTGATCCCTTAAACACACTACCGCTTTCAGTAACATCATCTGCTGTTACAGAAGATAAAATCACTGAAGATGTTCTTCCAAATTTATCTGATAAAACTATACCAACTTGGTAATTTCTATTTTGTTTTAAAGTATGCATAGGATACTCAGTAATACTTGTATCCCATTGTGTTTCATTTGTTCCTGAAACATTAAATGCTGATTTATTAGATGCATTTACTGAATATTCTATATTAGCAGGGGGTGTATGTTTGTCTTGAAAATTACTATATACAACCCTATTGCTAATTATTTCTTGGCCAAAAGCTTTTACAGGTACTTTATCGTATACTCTTATTAAATCTGCATTTGGTAAAGTTTTAAAAGGTTTTCTTGCTTGATAATTATATTGCACAATGTCCGTACTATTAGATGCAAAATCTGCTGTTTGTACATCAATAGTATCTATAACCTTTATAGTAGTGCCATCAGATTCTTTATACAAAATTTCAATTTCATTTACTTTAAAATTATCATTTAATTGATTAGCAGTGGAAGGTAATGGTATTTGCAATAAAATATTATCTACCTTATTTTCCATAAAATTAACCACTGTACTTCTATATGTTGCATTTTCATCTTTAGAATTACCACTAGGAGTAGCGTTTTCTAAAAAATATCCATCTTGATCCGGTATAAAAGCGGGTTGAGTAAATGGAGCAATTAGTGAATATTCGTTATCATCAAATTTAAATCTATAACTAAATCTTACAAATTTATCATTTAAATAATTTGGATCCCCTGGATAACCGGGATCCGGCGGGGTGGGGTGATATGGATTTGGTGCACCATTTGGTAAATTTTCGCTAGTTCTATCATACATAGCTGTTTCATAAACACCTGTATTTGCACCTGTTTCTTTATAAAGCTGTATAGGTTCAAACGGATTATATTTAGCAACTGATATTTGTTCTTCTGTAGTATAATATGTAGGGTTTGTAGCAGGCGCTATAGGTGCTGCAGAATTAATATTTATTTTACGAGGTTGATTTCTGTTATCTGTAAAAAATAAAAAGTTTTCTAAAACATTTACACCAATAATTAAATTAGTTGTAGCAAAATTTAAAAATGCACCTTTAAGTAATGGTGTTGCAGTATTTGAATTTACATTATAAGAGTAAACAAAATTATTTGCCGTAGGATTAAAAGCTTCAGGATTGGTTGAAGATGGAGTATAATCTGTTAAAAATATATAAATAACCTCATTAGTTGCATCTGTAAATTGTCCAATAGCGGTAAGATTAGGTACACCGGTTAAAGATGCAAAATCTATAAGCAATTTATTACCTCTTACATTTTGTAAGGATCCTACATCAGCACCTTCAGATCTGCTAACTTGTATATTAATTCCTTCTCTATATTCACCTGATGGTAGTAACCTAGCATCAAGATCTTTATTCATTTTGGATTTAATAAAAGCATTTTTTACTTCAGCCATTTAATTTTAGTGTTTAATCCACTTGGATTTATTAGTCATTACTTGAGTAAATTCTTCTAACTTAATATTAGATAATCTAATTTTAGCATTTCTTAATTTAGAGCTTCGCTCACGCTTTAATCTATTTATTATATATTCGGGTATATTTATACGACTAGCTAGTATAGCATGACTTATATGAGCATATAAAGCTTCCTCGGCCATTTTAGGCACTTTCATTGTTGCATCATAAGCAACACCATCTGATATATACTCTAATATTATCAATGCCCCGTTTAAATCACTTGAAAAAGACATCTTACCAAGTCTTTCATCTATTGTAAACCATCCATTTACTTGTGTTAATTCTGGATCTAACCCATAACGTTGACCATAAAAACCTCCATATCCCCAATCAAAATTCCATATATCTAATGGCGCTAATCCATTATTAATATCTTCAGTTGTAATACCTCCACTTAATAATCTTGGATTTGCTTTATCCCATCTTTCGTTAGTTTGTGATGTGCCCTCTAACCCTTGATCATAAGATCCGGAAGTTTGTGCTCCATTATTATCTTGCAAAGGCGTATTATAAGGGTTTGAAGTTAAAGTTGTAGGATAAATAATATGTTTAACACCTAATTTATCTACCCATGAACATTTTACATAATTTACATAATCTTGTGGCAATGGAACAGATAAAGTGGGAGGTATAGTTAATTCAGATGAATGAATACTTTTTAATGTATCATAGCTAAATTCCTGTAGTCCTCTTTTAGCATGAAATAAAACATCTGTTCTTTTAACACTTGGTATTAATTTTCCAGCTCCTACATATGCAATCATAAAATTATTAATTACATCATTCATTGATGTATATTGATAACTTCCATAATTTTCTTGAGTAGTTCTTCCAAAAGCATCATTATTACCGTAAAGACCTCCGGTTTCAGATTTTAATTGAACTACAATAAAACTATCTGTAGGTAATGTATTTGCAAAAGTTATAGTATTTTCAAAAATACTGTATTCTTGTATATATTCAACAAAACTTCCAGGCAATCCAGTTAAGCTTGTATAAATAACAAAATTGTTTAATCCAAATTTAGGATCTGTAGGTGAAAAATTACCATATATTAAATTAGTATTAAAAGTTGTAGTAAAAGATAATTGATTAGCTGCAACTTTAAAGCTTTGAGCACCTTCGTAATATTGTCTATTTGTTTCGGTTATTAAACCACCGTCAACTTCTGCCATAATTTATTAGCTTTTTTTATTTATTTCGTCCATTTGAACTTGTTGCGCTGCAGCTTGAATAATTTGAGGATCTCTAATAACTATTCCTGCATACATTAATATTTTTAATATTACTTCTGTTTGTTCTGAATCTTGTAATTCAAAATTTACTGATCCAGTTGGTTGAGTAGCAGCATTAAAAGGGTTAGCATTATATATATACTGCCCTAAGCCTCCTACATCAAAGCCCCATATAACATCTTTAGGCTTTCTTATAAAATCAACTGTTATTTTTGAAGTTATTTCAGTTGGTTTTACAAAAAGTTTATTGTTTTCATATAAATAAACAGGCCAAGAAGTTGATGGCTTTGTTAATTGTGATTTATTAATATAATAAAAATCACCTCTTTGAAGTCTTTGAAGTTCAACCTCATCATTGTATAATACAGTACCTAATCTATAAAAAGTTATAGTTTCTCCGAATCCATCTGTAGTTGGTAATGTAAAATATGGAGTTGCCGGATTCGTTGTTGAATCATATGTTGCATTTCCAAATGTTTTAAATATAGATATTTTTTCATCTAAATTAGTTACTCTATCTGAGTAATCTGCATCGGCTTGTGGAACACGTATTTGCTGATTTAAATCTTCAAAATACTTTTCAAATATCTCAAGCTGAACCTGATTACCAATATTATTAAATTCCTGGGGTGTCATATACCCTCTTTGTTCTTTATTTAATATTAATAAAACGGTTTGATATACGGTGTTTACGTTTATAGCCATTATTTTTTATTATTTTAATATAGAAGAGCCATATTTCAGGCCCTTCTTATATTAATATTACATGTTATTTTAATTTTTTCTGTATAGATTTAAATACCTCCGTACCCTCATCTGTTTTGAAAAAAGCCGCCATTGCTGAATATGGATTTTCATCAAAAGGAACAGTCATTAATTTTTTATCATTTGAAGCCCATGTAAATGTTCTTTGATCTTGTGATAATTTTATAATTCCTGATTCTTGAGCTACAATCGCAATATTACGTAATTCAACATTATCATCTGCAGCTAAGTCCAAAAATAAATCTGGTTTACGTTTAGCAAATAATAATAAATCTCTGCGTATTTCTTTTGAGCTCATAGCTGTTACTTGAGAACCTAATTCAACTCTAAGTATTGCTTCTGCATGATCAATATCAACGTTTTTTGCAGCATTTAAAGCCTCAATTTGCATTTCTAAATCATCCAGTTCATCTATAGCCTCTTCTACAGCATCAAATTCCTTATATAAAACATTAAGTTTAGGATGATATAATGATAATAATTTTTGCAAACTTTGTTCTTCTTTAGGTACACTTAATGTACCATTTTTAAAAATTATATGACCTAATGTAGCTTCTCCTTTTTGCTCAGAAGCAAATGGTGAAGTTTGATTAGTTGCATATCTTAGTTCTTTTTGTTCATTAGTTTTAGAATCAAACCATAACAATGGAACTTTAGTTGTATGACGAGAAGGTATTGTTAATGTTAAAGGACTTTTGTTTCCTGTTAAATAATAATTTCTGTCTTTTATTTCCCACTGTGATTGAGCAGGTTTTTTAATTGTTTCTTTTACTATAGGTGCTTCTTGTTCAACAACAGGAGCATCTGTATTTTTAGCTTTTTTAGCCATGATATAATATAATTTAAAAGTTAATATAAAAAATTACCCAAGGGGCTTACGCCCCCTGAATAATAATATGTATAATCTACTATTTAGTAAATAATACGAAGTTGTTTGCAGCCTGAACTACTAAACATCTTTCAGATAGGAAATGAACTTCCATCGCATCTAATGAAGATGTATAAGCACCTCCAACAGATCCTGTTAACCAAGACTTCATTCTTCTATCATCCGCTTCAGATGCACGATAACGTACATGCAAGAAAGGTCGTCTGATATTAGTTCCTAAGATTTGGTCATATACAGTTGATGTACCAGCTGGAACAAGAACACCATCAATTGGATTGTCTGCCATTGCACCTCTAGTAGAAGCATCATTTAAATATTTCCAGTCAGTTTTATAGAAATCATAAGAACCTCTACGGAAACCAGTAAATCCAAGATTTAATGCCATTTCTTCAGAGTTTTCAAATAATCCATAAGCTGTTCCTCCGTTTGCACCAGCAGAAAGAGTAGCTAACATATCGTCAAAATCTAAAGACGTAGAACGATTTAAGAAAAGCATGTTTTCTTCAATAGCTCCTTGAGTATCTAAATTTTTAAGGATATTGTCAAATGTACCTAATCCACCAGCAGCAACAAAGCCACTTACTACATTACCTCTATCTTGAATAGCTGCAAATAAACCTTGAGTACCACCATAAGCAATACCTGCAATTCCTGCAACACCAGAACCAGCTGCTGCTAATTCTCCTTCAACTACAGCCATTTCTAAGTAATCTTCAAAACGTAAACGAGTTTCTGATTCAGCTTTTAAATACCATAGGAATCCAGATGTTCCATCTTCAGTTGCTACTTCAACCCATCCTATTTGAGCAGTATCAGATCCATTGATTGCATACTTTTCTTTAATAATGATAGGAGAATTTTGAAACTGTGTAAAACTTGGAGTTACACTTTTTATATCATTGTCTGTAGTTCCTTTTCTATATTCAGAACCATAAACAAATATTTTTAAATTTGCTGTACCCTGTGGGATCGTTGGAGCAACATTGGCTGCTGTATACGATTTAACAGAAATACTAGCTACACCTGCCGCTGTTACACTTCCTACTACAAGAGCTTTAACTTCTGCTCCATTAGCTGGATTCATAATAACGATAGTTTGATTTACAGAAATAACATTTTCAACGAATGTTGCACCTGCACCACCTACAGGGAATGTAATATCATCAGCTACTCCAGCTGAGTGAGTACATCCATCATAAGCAATATGTAAACGGTTTTGCTCAGACCATACAATTTGGTCAGAAGTCATGGGCATTTCTGCGCCAACCATTCTTAAGAAGCCAGATAATGTTCTGTTTCCATAACGCTCTACTTCTTGCTCATAAATTTCAGGAAGGTATTGTTGCGCGAAGTCATTGTTACCATCGGTGAAACTTAAATAATTTGTCTCTAAAAGCTGTTGCTTTTGAGACGGTTTAATTGACCCAAATACTGGGGCCACTGGAACTGTTGCCATAATTTTTAATTTTTAATTTTTAATTGAATCTTTTTTTCTTAATTGTTAATTTTGAAGAATCAAGTCCACTTATAGCTCTAACCTTAAGACCATTAATAAATACATTTCCGTCAGACGTTGCTCTTGGCTCAGTGCTTACGTTTTTTGATTTATCAATAACATTCTTAACTGCATCAGCTTTTCCTTGCTCATAAAAATGATTTGCAATTTTATCAACATTTGATGCTGCATACATAGCTTTATGATAACCTTTAGTATCAACAACTTCACCTTTATCATTTAGGAACTTCCCAATAATATTGTTAATATTAGATTGATTATCAGCAACTTGGTCTGCATTTTGAACTTTGTATCTAAACTTTTTATCACCTACATTGAAATCAAAACCTTTGAAATCATTATTAAATAGTTGTTTTGTATTAGATTTAAATTGTTCATGCTGCTGTTTTGCGACATCTTGTTCTTCATTATATCTGTTAAAAAAGTCTAAAGCTTTTTGTTGTTCTTGAGTAGTACCAGGTCTCAACTTGATTTCCTTGTAATATTTACCCTTAAGATCATCCAAATAACTTTTGGCTTTTGCAACCTCTTCTTTGTACGCTAATTTCTTTTTACGTACATCTCGTTCGTCATCTACGTCTTCGTCAAAATTAAATTCGTCTTCCATAAGAAAACTAATTTCTTCAAAATCTAAATGAGGGCGAGTATTTTTATAATATTCTCTTAAAAGCGTTTTATCATTAACATTATTGTAATCAGCATTTAATCGAACATAATCTTCTATATTTCCGCCAGTTTCTTTCATAAATGAAACTAAACTTTCAATATTTTCCGGTAATATTCTTTCGTCTTTTACCGCCTCTTTAATTTCTTCTTTAATTGTTTCTTGTTTGGTTTCCTCTTTGTCACCAATTTCTACAATTTCTTCTAAGACTGTTTCTTCTTTAGAATCTTCGGCAGTAGTTTCAGGTTCTTTGTTTCCTTCAACCACTTTTGAGCCATTGTCGGATGATTCTTGAACATCCACCTCATTTGTGCTTTGCTCTTGAATGGCATCTTCTTCTTTTTTTTCGTTAGGTACAACTACTTTTGTAATTGTTTCTTTTTTTTCAACCTTAGGTTCAACTAAATTTACTTTTGTAATTTCGTTTTTTTTCCCAAGCTTTTTCATTTTAGGCTTTTTCTTTATTTTGAAATCACCTTCTTTAATTTCTGGTGTTGTTGACATAATATAATAGTATAAAATTGATTAATAAAAAATTATCTAGGATTGAATTGTTCCAATCCAAATCCGTCTAAGTTGTCATTTCCAGCGGATTCAAAATTCTTAGGTAATAAATCATTTTGTCTTTGATCTATTAATTCAGATTGTTGTGTTCCTTGTATTCGAACACGTTGATCTTTACGATCTTCAATTTCTTTTTCTTTATTTGTTTCAGCTTTACCTTTAGCTTGAGCTAATTGAACTTGATAATTAAATTCCTCTGCCATAAGTTCTCTTTTAATTTGAGATTCAGTACGCATTCTTTCAATTTCAAATTGTGACTTAGCTTGTTCAATGCTAACTTTTTCAGCTGTAATAGCCTGCTGCTTTTGTACTTCTGCTAATGCAGCTGCTTCAGATGCTTTTGCATTTGCTTCTGCTTGAGCGTTTATATTAGCTAATTGCTGTGCTTCAACTGCTTCTTGTTTTTTCTTACGTTTAAATTTAAGGGTTTGATTAGCTAATTTTAAATTTTTAATTTGTCTTATATCAATTGCATCTTCTAAATCAATTCCTCCTGATTGTAATGCAACTTGAATATTTTGCTCTAATTGAGCTTGCTCTTCTGCTTCAGGTTCTAATTCTAAATATATACCAAAATCATATAAGTTTAAATCTTTTATTTCATTTAATGTTTTAACATTAAATTTAGAAATACTTTGTTTTAATGATTCATTAGTTAATGGATTATCTAAACAATCAGCAATTCTTAATGATATGTTTTCACATATCCTTAATGTTAAAAATAAACTAGATTTTAAAATATGCTTTGTAGCAATATTTGATTGATTTGCTGCTAATTTTTGTAATCCAACTAAAGCATTCTTGTCAGGAGTACTTGCATCTCTTGCTTCATTAAGCCCGGTTACATCTCTTATCATTTGTAAATAATACTGATAAGTATTAATTAATGAATTTATTTTAGCTTGCCCAGCGGAAGACGTTAATTCTTGTACTGGAACTTTACCTCTATTTAATTCGCCATCTTGTGTTAATGATCTTCCAACAATACTACCTGTTTGAAAATACATATTCAATGCTTCGGCTGGATTATAATTAGTCCCATTCCCTAAATCTACTTCTGCTAACCCATCCATATCTAAAAATACTCCATCTGGAACTATTCTAGACATTACTTGTTGTAATTTCAAATGAGTTAATTGAATCATATCAGCAAAACCTGTTATTCTACTTACAAGAGATTCAATACGACCTTTATACATTCTAGGAGCAGTAACAGCATAATTCATTTTTACTTTTGTAGTATCTGCATATGGTCTTGTCATATTTTCGCATAACTCCCATCTAAGCATTGTATTGTTACCTAATATTTTAACTCCATCATATAATACTTCAATTGTTCTTGCAACTCTTTCAAAATTATCATTTGGTGGTGGATTAAATGTATCTGGTTTTTCAATTACTTTTTCTAAACCGCTTTCTGTTTGTTTTATTTTAAATACTTGATTCATGTAGGTTTTGTACTCAAAATATAATACCTGCACAGTATTTTCATCATAGTTTCCCCATCCTGAAACATATTGCTTATTACCAGGCATGTTCTGTATATCTCTTAATTCTTCTTCTGAAATATATGGAAATTGTTTTTTTAATTCTGGTATTGT